CGACAAAAAGCGATTGTTGACGCTAAGCGCGGCGCGATTTTTACGAAATTGGGCAATCAAATTGCTATTGCAGCACGTGGTGGCACAGACCCAGCGCTGAACTCGAGTTTGGCGATGGCGATTGAAAAAGCTAAGGCTGCGAATATGCCTAGCGCAAACATTCAGCGAGCAATTGACCGAGTGGCGGATAAGAGTGCGGCGGCTTTGGAGGAAATTGCTTACGAAGGTTATGGTCCTGGCGGCGTGGGTGTTATTATTGAAACGGCGACAGATAATCGCAATCGAACATTGCCAGAGGTAAAAACTGCGTTGGTTAAAAATGGCGGACGAATTGCTGATGCTGGTAGTGTGATGTTCCAATTTACGCGCAAAGGCGTCATTACTATCGAAGGCAGCGGGGAAGATTTGTTGCTGGCGGTTTTGGACGCTGGCGCCGAAGATGCTGTCGAGGAAGACGGCGAAATTATCGTGTATACGGAGTTGAAAGATTTGGCGAGCGTGCGGAATAAATTGGTTGAGCAAGGCTTGAAGGTTAAAGATGCGGAACTGCGATATATTGCCAATACGCCGATAGAAATTGCCGACATGGAAACTGCGCAGAAATTGATGAAGATGATTGATGCGTTGGACGATTTGGATGACGTTGTGAACGTTCATACAAATGCGGATATCACAGCGGAATAAAATTATCGCTTTAAGTAATCGCTCCTTTTTTTGGGGCGATTTTTAATTTGACAAAAAGTACGCTAAACTAAAGATGATTAACCATAAGCAAGGAGCGAGCATGAAGTATTTGCGTAACACACTACTTATGATACTAGCCGCGGCACTAATAATGCCGTCGCCGTTGGTTTTGGCGGAAGGCGTTTCAGGTGCTACTCAAGAGTCGAAAGTTGATGACGCTCAGACTGTCGATAATAGTCTTAAATCGGCTGAGGAAGCGAAAGATTCAGTTGTTGATAAGGAACAGATCGATAGCAATTCACCTTCTCAATCAAGTGAAAATCTCGAGACTCCAACGGAGAATTCATCTATAGATAGTCCGAGCGAAAATCCTGCTACCAATGAGTCTTCAAAGTCCGAGCCAAACCCCGAATCTGAGCCGCTAAAAACAGATAATTCAGATAAAAGCACAGAAGAAAATGCGCCGATATTAATTTCAAAAATTAGTCAGGATAAAAAATATGTTGAGATGTATAATCCGACGAATCAGAATGTTAATTTGGCCGGTTGGAAAATAGAATATTACGCTGGATCTGACGCTGAAACCGTTGGAAAAATTTTCAAGGATGAAGTAATCTTAGCGAACGGATTTTTGGTTTTGTCGAACGATAAGATGTTAGCGGGCGCCATAAAGTTTGATGATAATTTAGGTTTGGCTCAAAATGACGGATCGGTCGTGTTGTCGCGTTCGGACGGGTCGGTCGCAGATATTGTCGGCTGGGGAAATAATTCAAAGTCTGCGGGCTCGCCAATTAAAGGCGGTGTGAAAATTGTTTGGCGCTGTTTTGTTGGTGAAAATATTATTGATTCGAAAAATAATTCCGCTGATTTTTTGTCAAGTAAAGGTTCTGATAATCAGGAAATTGTGCCGTATTCACGACCAAATTGCAAAACCCCAGATTCCAAACCTGAACCTCCAAAGGAGTTGAATAAATGTGAAGGCCTGAAGCTAAGTGAAATTGCGTCGAATGTTGATGAACAGTTCATTGAGATTATCAATTCTGGCGAAAAAACCGTCATTACGACAGGCTGTAAATTGACGGTTGGCGATGCTGGCGTTCGTGAAAATATTGGTGACATCGAATTAAATCCTGGTGAATTTTTAACGATCAAAATAAAAAATACGAAGCTGAAATTGCCAAAAACAAAAGGGAAAGTTTATTTACTAGACGAGGCTGGCTCGCAAATTGATTCCACTGAATATGAGAAGTTAGCGAAAAGTTCTTCGTGGAGTTTGGTTGATGATGAGTGGATGCAAACGTTTATGATAACTGAAAATTCTGAGAATATCTTTAAGGAATATTTAGACTGTCAGAGTGGTTACGAGCGAAATGTGTTGGGCAAATGTGTGAAAATTTCCGTTCCGCCCGTTGAAAGTCCTTGTCCTGTTGGTCAATATCGCCATCCGGAAACTCGCCGTTGTCGAAAAAATGAAGCGGAAAAAACTATTACGCCTTGTAAAGATGGCTATTATCGTAGTGAAGAAACTGGCAGATGTCGATCTATCGCATCGGCTGCGGCAAAAACTTTGAAGCCTTGCCCAGAAGGTCAGTTTCGCAATTCATCTACGGGTCGATGTAAGAAAATTGCCTCCACTGACGATATAGCAAAAGAATGCCCAGAAGGATTTGAGCGTAATCCGCAAACTAAGCGATGCCGAAAGATAAAATCTACAAATATGCCAACTGTTGGTTCTGCGGCTGCTGAGGTTAAACAAGTCGCTGGCGCTACTTGGGGTTGGTGGGCGTTTGGCGGCGTGAGTTTACTGGCTGTCGGTTACGGTGTATGGCAATGGCGATGGGAAATTTCGCAATTTGTACGAAAAATCCGTGAACGCGTTAGGTCTGCTAACGGCAAATAATTGCTATAATAAAGATATGAGAATTATCGGGATTGATCCGGGAACGGGGATTTTAGGGTTTGGCGTGATTGATTTTTCTCGTGGCAAGTTCAAGATGATCACGGCGGGAGTTGTGACGACACCGGCACATACGCCAATTGACGAAAGGCTTGAAGATATTTTTGATAGTCTGACAGAAATTATTGCCGAAACAAATCCTGATGTTATGTCGATTGAAAAGCTATTTTTTGCGCGTAATGTTACGACGGCGATTTCTGTGGCGGAGGCGCGTGGTGTGGCGATGTTAACTGGACGAAAAGCCGGAATACCGATTGCTGAATATACGCCGTTGCAAATAAAACAAACTTTGACCGGCTATGGCAAGGCCGATAAAAAGCAGGTTCAGGAAATGGTGCGACTTAATTTGGGTTTGAAAGATGTTCCGAAGCCGGATGACTGCGCGGATGCTTTGGCTGCAGCAATTACACACGCGGCGATGAATCGGGTATAATTGAAATATGATTGCACATGTTTTTGGAAAA